TATTATGCGTCAGATGCCCAGGCTGGTGATTTTGTGGGCGGATATGATGCAACCGTTGCCTCGCAATCTCCAACTGGCAGCAGCACGAAGTGGACGAGAAGTTTTCCAAGCAGCGGGTCCTACGGCTCCTCCGTAAAGTTTACTGCGCAAAATGACAGAATAGATTTTGGAGATGGATATTATAAGCTCACGCCAAAAAGCCACAATAATATTGACGTAACATACGCTTTAAATTTTAGCTCGAGAACCGATAAGGAGTCTAAGGCTATTTTGCATTTTCTTGGGCATAGGTTTGAAACTCCGTACTCTGGGGCGCAAAGAACAGATGATGGAATTCAAACATTAACGGGGTTCAATTACTCCCCGTTTCCTCCGTACAATCAAACGGGACTTTTTCATTGCGAGAGCTTTAATCATTCGCAGAGGTTCCCAGATGTTAACGACATAGATGCAGAGTTTATTGATGACACAAATACTCCAACAAATTGGAAAAACAGAATTATAAACCTGGACAGCACGTCGGGGCACTGGGCGGAGAGCATTCTTTATTCAAAGTTTGATGTTGTTTATTATAGCGGCCACAACATCGCGAATCATAGTGGATATTATTACTATAGCGGCGATACTGCCACAACTTCCAGCCAATTAAACAAGCCTCTGGCGGGAGGAACTGTCTGGACAAAAGATGATTTTTTCTTCAAGCCCACAATGGCAACTACTGCGCAAACGCCAAGAATGTTAAAAGCAGCCTTGGCAAATGAATATACAGAGAGATACAATGATGGATTAAATTCTAATCTTCTTGATCTTAACTTGTCTTTTGACGGAAGAGACAACAAAGAGGGCAAGGCTTTAGTTCATTTCTTAATCAATAAACAGGGATATCAAAGTTTTAAATTTACTCCACCAAGGCCATATGAGCAAACAACAAAATATTTTGTGTGCGACGAATGGACTGATAGTGTTGTGTTTGACGAAAACAGGGGAGTTGCCGCAAAATTTCAAGAATATCCATTGAATTTGTTTCAGCAAGCTGTCAGGTTTGAGACTTATGTTTTTGACACTGGTAGTCCCGACATGGGCGCGGGGGCGCAAGTTATCGGAAATGCTGCGGAGGGTTTCCATCCTCCTGATGGTAAGGATGTGTATCAAGCTGATTTTGGCACATTTATGACTGGCTTTAGTAGTGGCAGTGGTTTTTACTTGGTGAACAGCGGCAATCAGCGCATTATTTCTGATTTATATTTATCTGGAGAAAACCAAACAACAGGATTGTACAAATTTAAAACAAATGATAATCCAGAGTTTCAGGTTATTAACGATGATGCAACTCACGCAAGATATACTTTGGGCAAATTTGAGAGCGGGATTTTTGAGGTGGAGTTTGCAACTACTGGAAAAGGTTCGTTGGTTGGGATTGCTTCAGCTCCCTTTCATGAGGGAATTATGCTTTACGAAAGAGGACATGGGACTGCTTACGCTGCTGCGGATACGGGGCCTAACGATCCTATATCTCAATTATATATTAATACAGCGGACGAGTTTGGGTTTTCTGATCCAAGTGGTATGCTCAAGATAGATTTAACTGGAAATGCAGAAGCTTTTGGGCCAGGGCCTATTACCGATTTTACTGTAGATGTAGATCCTAGTAGTAATTTTTTGATTACTGGTGGATGGAAATTTTCAGAACCGTTTACTGCTACTGGAGTGTTGCTGCAAGTTTCTGGAATTGATCACAGATTCTCCAACGCAATGGATCCCGCGACAGGCGTGCTTGAAGATTTTAATCCTTACGGCGCCGACCATAAAAACTTTTATTTAGAGCCGCTTAAAAACAAAGGAGTTCGGCTTGATTATCCAGACGGAAGATCTACTGCTTTGGATGGACTCGGGGGATATTTCTATTTTTATGGAAAACCTGGAAAGACTTATTATTTCAGGGCCAAAAGCCAAAATATAGATCTTATAGGCGGAAACATAAACGGAGGAACGGCCAGAACAGTTTTATCTACTGATTTTGTTCATGCAAGCGCTGCTCCATCCAACACTAATTTTAATGTTTTTATCGACGAAGGTCGTGCAATTGCGGCAAGAGATACGCATGGAAAAACTCCCGTTAGTTTTATGGTGAGTCAAGAGAAATTTGGCAGAAGTATGCTGGCAAATGTAAACTTGAGCGAATTTGCCAGCGGAGAGCTGCTTGCCACGCGGGCGGCAGTCAACAATGCCGAGCGGCTGGTTGGCGAAGTTGGAGACATAACAACAGATAGTTTTACAAAAGTTATATTTCATTTTGGTCAAAATACAACGGCTTTTTCAGATGACCCCGCGACGCCAGCGGTTCAAACTGGACCAGCAATTGATAAACATGGAACTGCTCTTCCAATAGAAATAAGAATCCCAAAGGGGTCAAATATCATCGGTGCGGGGGGCAGTGGGGCGCACGTGGTGACTGGCAACAACGCTCCGTCGGCAAGTTTTCATGTTTCAGGCATACAGTCTCATGCGCCGTATGCGGAGTCGGTGAGCTCATTGGGCGCAGGAGCCGATGGTCGTTCTAGCGCCAGGGTTGGTTCGCTGATTGAGCTGGGCGGAATTGGCCCAATATCAAGGTATTATACCAGCGGTAAAATAGATGGAAAATATTTTTTGCCAAATGGTATAGGCCCGTGGTCGTCGCTGGGAGAAAGTGACAATTCGACGCCTCTCGATGGGGAAGACGGAGGAACGGCTTTGCATCTGGATTCAACTTATAATGGGGTAAAAGTTAATATTTATAATCTTGGCTTTATTGGTGGAGGTGGAGGCGGAGGTGGTGCTGGCGGCACAAGGATGTCCAATATAGCCAACATGGCACTTTATCAGGAAGGAGTTAACGCAGAAGGGATCGAATTTGGGGAAGAATATTTGTTAAAACTACGAATACCAAGTGCGGGTTTTCGAGTTGCGACTTCTCAAGCCGTAGGCGGAGAAGTAAAATCCGCAGAACTTAGATTATTGCCACATAAGGGCGCTATTGCAGAGCCATTTACATCAGCAGTCAGGGCAATTCGGCCAGGCGGAGGCGGAGGCGGAGGCTGTGGTTTTAGGTCGCAGCCAAAAGTTTCAATTGCGGCGGGGAAGGACTCGGTTAAAACTTACCAGATACTGAAACCAAACACAGATGGCGGTCCGCCTATCGAACTTCAGGCTAGCGAAATAATAGGTCCAGCGATTGGCGGTAGGGGAGCCAAGCCACAAACGCATTTCAAGGCAAACAAGGGGGGCGGCATTGGGGAGAGATTCACAGTTAGAACTTCAAGGTTTTATGTTAAGGAGCCTTCTCACCCTGGCAAGCCTTCAAAATTTACCTTAAGTACGCACATAGCTAACCCAATGTTTTCTCGTGGCGGCGCTGGGGGCCACGGAGCATACTCTGAAGATCCAGCTGCCGCAAGAAGCTATTATATGGTTGACAGCCCAAGCGGGTTAAGGGCTTTGTATCCAGCTGGAGGAGAGTCGGCTTATAATGGCGGAGGGTTCGGGGGATACGGGGGGTCTTGGGGAGTGGATGGTGGAAATGGCGAACATCCAGTGCAAGCCTATATGGACAGATACATTTCTGCAGCAAAGGGACCTGAGCCCAGAAACTTTGGTTATGGCGGAAGCGGCGGCTTGTGCATAGAAACAAACGGCGCAAAAATAGAATTCCTTCCAACTGGCGTATATTTTCAAGGCGCGACCAATTTGGCGGATGCGGGGCCGTGTAGCGGACAGGATGACAGAAGCCTTTTGGATGCAAAAAATTCAGATCTTTATAGAAATGTTCTTGGCCGTGGCAATTACTTAACTCCAAAAATCGCAAGCTTTACTATACCAGGCGGGGCAAGCAGCAATACCCTGGTAAGGTCGGCAAGTGAAACTCGTCCAGTGGGCTTGGTTTCGGGGTTAAACGCAAGAAAAATAAAAAGCACAGACAACTACCGAAAAGGGGCCGCAGGAATTTTAACTTCAGATGGCGAGATTCATTCTCATCCAGATTATGCAGGGCCATCTTTTGAGGGGTGTGATAGAAGCAAGGCTAATTCCAGCAATGCGATTAGCGACACCACAAGTGGGCAAGGCAAGCTTCCGTGGAAAACCTTTAATCAAACAATTAATGGTAATTTTGATGATTATGTATTATTTGACAAAGGGGGCTTTCCATATTATTTAATATATGATTTTGGCGCGGGAAACGAGGTTGCGGTGAGCAGTTTCTCAATAACCAGCGCAGGGGCAAGCGCTAGTTATTTCACAGACAGCAATCAAAAAACAATATTTGGTGAAGTTTATTCTCCAACTGATTTTGAGCTAAGGGCTACTAATACCACGCCTGATGCACAGGGAAGCTATACTGTTTCCAATGCAGCAGGAGATTCAACCATAGCCAGCCATATGTTGGATGTGAATACAGATTTGCTTTTTTCCATCAGGGGAGACGGATGGGCACCAGACAAAGGTGGCGCAGTAGGAAAAATATTACCTGGTCATGCGGCAAAAATGGCAAACTACCGTCTACCATATATTACGCCTGTCGCGGAGGGCAGTGAGCCAAAAATAAAATTAATAAGAGACGACGCTGGGCAAGGTGAGGTGGTTGCCTATGCGAGCGATGGACAACCAGACGGAAACGAATTCATTAATTATGTATGTGTTCCAGGGCTGACCAGGCAATGGGACCTCACTCCATACCTTACGCAAATAGAAGGGTCGGGAGGCCAAAGCAATCGATTTGTGTCCCGAAAAATAAAAAAATACAGATATTATATATTAAAAATTCTTGCAGCTGATAATTTTCCTGGAGAAATGCGCAAGAAATACTCAACGTTATATCCAGCAGCTACGCTCAAAACAAGCTTTCCGTTTCCGTCAGAAGATGGCAAGTGCAAGGTTGCAGATATAGGGTTTCGGGGATATAATAAACATTATGCTGGATTTATCAGCATCAGGAGTTAAAAAATATGTCAGAAAAATACAGAGATTACGATATAGTACCTGAAGAATCCAAGCAATTTACTCATTTAGAAAAGCCTATTAAGATCAATACCCAGGCTTTTTTAGATCAATTGTCGGACTTTGAGCCTTCAATTATAGTTGAGCTTTTTGAGATTGATACTGCCAGGTACTCTGGCGAAACATTGTATTTTCACAATGGAAAAACAATACAGGGAGATCTTGTATTCAGTTCAAAAACATACAAAGCTTATCCTTTTGAGGTCACAGATTTTGAAGTTAAAGGGGATGGGGGTTTACCGCGTCCAAAACTGACGTTTGCTAACGTAGACGGTTTCATTTCCAGGTTAATTCGCGGGCAAGATGATTTTGTTGGCCTGCATATAAAAAGAATAAGAACATTTTTAAAATATATTGATGCTGAAAATTTTGTAGACAATATAAATCCATTCGCAGCGCCAGATTCAACTGCAAGGTTTCCTGATGATGAGTTTGTCATTAATCAAAAGACGCAGGAAGACAAAAATATAGTTAGTTTCGAGCTAGTGTCTGTTTTGGATCTGGAGGAAGCTACAGTTCCAACTAGAATCATGTTTTCTCATTATTGTCCATGGACTTATCGGGGGATTGGCTGTCAATATGGAAACAGCGCAATTCACAGAAGCTTTTCTGATATGAATAGCCCAGAAGCCAGGGGGCTTCCAGTTGGGGACGAATTCGACAAAACTTTTAACCATGATTACAAATTTAGCTCCGAGGGAAACGCGTCGTGGCAAAGCACCAACTCAGCCTTTGTGTTTTCTGGATATTACGATAGTACTGGAATTTACTCAAGCGGTGACTGGGTAAAAATGGCAAATATTGATCCAAAAGATAAAAATTACGAATTAATATTTGTGGCAAAACCTACTGGTATTATGGCCACGCATTATCCTGAAACAACCACAGCCATTCCTTTTTATAATGTTTCTGGCAAAGATCCTAGATTTGACAGAAGTAACTGGGTTCAAGATCAATGCTCCAAGAACATGAGCGGTTGTTCCATAAGATTTCAGAAGTCTTCTTATGGATTGCCGTTTGGAGGATTTCCTGGTATTGACAAATATAAATATCAATAATAATTTTTATAGACAAATTAAAAATTATGCGTTAAATCAATCACAAGAAGAAGTTTGTGGGTTGATCGTGCTAGATAATTTTGGCGAGGTTCAGGTGGAGCCTTGCGAAAATACCAAAACAGACAAATCGGACGGCTTTATTATTGACACTAAACTTTTTCTACATGCTTCAAAAAATAAAGATATACTCGCAATTTACCATTCTCACCCAGATGATCCGCCAGATCCGTCTACGCAAGATTTATTACAATGTGAAGAATTGTGTTTGCCGTTCATAATATATTCTGTAAAATACGATGATTTTTATATACATATCCCAAAATCCTGCCCAATAAAGTCATTTACTCAGAGACGATATGTCGAGGGCTTGCAAAATTGTACAGTCTTGGTGATTGATTTTTATAGAAAAAACTATGAATTTAAGTTTAAGAACTTTGATTTTAACTTAAAAAGGCAAGATTCGACCTGGGGGTTCACTTTTGAAACCCTCTTGCGGGCAAAAAACCTTTTTCGAGACAATGGTTTTAAAAAAGTAAAAAATTCAGAAATGAAAAAGGACGACTTGATAATTTTTCAAATGGGAAAAAACGAAATACATTTTGGAATTTGTTTGGATAATGATGAATTTTTGCATCATCCCTTTTATGGGCTTTCGCAAAAGTCTTTTTTTAGCGAAGAAATTAAAAATACAATTCATTCTGTTTACAGAAAAAGTGTATATCTTTATTGAGGATATGGTAGATATTAATTTACATGGCAAGCTGGGGCAACAGTTTGAGAGCTCTTGGAATTTAGATGTGGAAAATGTAGCCGAAATTCTAAAGGCTCTCGATGTTCAGGTTCCAGGCTTTCGTAAATATCTTGTTGAAAATGAGGTAAAAGGCGCTCGTTATTGCGTTGCCATAGACGGAGAAACGCTCAAGACGGATGAAGGTTTTTTCTGTAATATCCCCCAAAAGGCCAAAAGCGTGGACTTTTTGCCAGTTCCTGCTGGTGGTGGGCCAGCGCTGCCGTTTCTGGCTGAGCTGTTTAAGATGATCGCCGTGGCCTTGGTTGTAAGCTTCATAGTCAACAAAATTTTCGAGCCGCCCGATCCAGAAGAGTTAAAAGAGTCTGATTCTTATTTGTTCGCAGGGCCTGTTAATGTGGAGTCCCAAGGAATTCCTGTGCCTATCGCGTACGGGACTTTGTTGATTGGCGGAAAAGTGATCAGCGCAATGAATAGATACGCAAATGCTCCCACAGTATACACTGGTCCATGGATGGATCACGAGCCTGATATATCCAGGTTTCAGGAATGGGAAAATAATCTATTGCGGAATAATCCTTTTGCAACCCAGGGAATATACTTTGAAGGGGTAGATCCCTTTGTGCCAGAGGGCTGGGATATGATTTCTAATTCTTTTGTGTCTTCTACTTTTGCCACGCAGAGGGCCGCTCAACTCGGTTATGTTGATCCTGAAAAGATGGCAGGAGGATAAAAATAATGTTCAGAAAAACAATATTATATTTTGTAGGTGCAGAGCCAGCGGTTGGTGGCGGCGGGCAGCTGAACCTTCCGCCAACGGTTCAAACAAAGACAACAATAGTAACAGAGCCAACTGATGCCGACCTAGAGGTAGTAATTACCCAGAAACAAGAGACGGCGGCTTATGAAGAGACGCAATCGGTAGCTGAGGCGGCGATTGTTGTGGAAGCAACGGTTAAAACTGAAACAGTAACCCAGGCAAGTGTTCCTTTCGAAGTGAAAGCGAAAGATCCCAACACCGTACTTTCGCCCACGCCCAGAACAGGATATGACGCGGCCACTCAAGTAAAATTAGCCAAGGATAATCCATTATCCTCTGTTACCAATGCTTCAATAATTGATTTGATTTGCGAAGGCCCAATCGAGGGCTTTTCTGACGAGTTCGGACAAACCTTGAGAAATTTGTCGCCACTGTCGCGTGAAAAAAATCGGCAATCCTCTGCGGAGGCTTTGCAGTCAATTTTCTTGGATGATACTCCGATTAAAACAAAAGGAGGACAGCTGAACTTTAGAAGATTCCTCCATAACCTCAGAAGGGGCCTTCCTGACCAAACGCCGCTCAATAAGTCACAGGGAAGAACATTGTCGGTAAACAAAACCCTGTACCCTAATAATCTACATATTAAAATCGAAAATATTCCTTCGGAAGTTGTTGGACAAAAAACAGCGGGGGACACAGAGGGAGACGATACGGATACAGATAAACTGGTTGCCTCGAGAAAATTACACAGTAGCTTCAGGAGTATTGAAAAAAACTTAAATCCAGTTACGCACACTATTGTGGACCAAAATGTGACTGTTGCTGCTGTCGGGATTAATATTCATGCGCTGACTCGCTCAGTTACGGGAAAAAGAAGCGTAAAGGTTGTTCCTCACGAAATAAATTTTTTAATTTACGCAGGCAATGAGGGAGATGAGATTGAGGCGGATTTTTTTGAAAATTCAGTATTAATAGAGGTCCCTGGTATAAGATTTGCCTCTAGCGAGGCTGGCGGAGCGGGAGCTGCTGGGGAAGCCACGGCAAGTGGAATGAAGGCCAGAATGTTTCAAAATGACACGGGCGGATATTTTTTAAGAAGGCTGTCTGGCTTGGCCACTTCTGATTATATATTCGAAACTATTATACACTTTCCGCCGAATCCCAGAAGAAGAAATAGGATAATACGGGTTTCAAGACTGGATCCAGATGCTGATTTCAATAACACGGAAGACCAAAGAACCGCGCAATCCAGTTTGCGCTCAGTAACGGAAATAGTGCCATACAAAATGAATCATCCCAATTCGGCCCTGATCGCAACTTATTTTGATTCGCGCGCATACGCTACAGTTCCGAAAAGAAATTATTTACTCAAGCTGCAGAAGGTCAAAGTTCCATCGAACTATCTTCCAGACGTCAAAAGATATGATGGAAACTGGGATGGAAGATTCAAGACGAAAGGATCGTTTGTTAGTAACATCAGTTCACGAGAGCTGCTTGGGGGTCAGCCGTATATATACACCAGGAAGGGGGCAAAGTTTAGGCATAAGCAGATTGGGGCTTTCGCGGGAGGTAGGGGTTTCGCAATTGACACTACCAACAAAAAAAGCGGGGCGGGAAGTTTAGAGTTTAAACAAAGGGGAGACGAGAATAATTCATCCGACAAGGTTATAATGGTTTATGATGGTGGGTCTGGCGCCAGTGTTCCTTTTAGCAATTGGCAGGGCGCTCCAGGAGTAAAACCATTGGGAATGGCCAATTTTGGACATCAAAATTTTACCATAGAGTTTCATGTTAAAGTTGATTCCACAAAATTACAAAAAATTTACGATGTTGATGGGACTAATACCCATTTGGCTGGTCTTGCAGGCGTTAGTAGAACCATTGTGGCATCAGACAATAACCTTGGGCTTGGTGTTATAAATTTAGAATCAACCGAAGACGCTGCCACGGGCAAACTTAGCGAGGCGGAGCTGGGAGCGTTAGCAACAGAATCCGCAAACAAGATCAAGAAGGGGCAGGGTAGTCAGGGTATACTTGGTGGCGCTTGGAAGGTTTCTGTGAATACGAGTCCTGCGGGCGAGGTGATCTTTCAGCATTTTGTATCAAATACTATTGATGAGTTTATTAATAAACCTGAAATATCAGATACTGATACAGTATATGGATGGGACGAGGATAGATATCAAACAGCTATTGCTGCGCAAGATGAGAGCTCGCCTATTCCAAGAAGATTTAGCTATTCTGAGAATATCAAGCTATTATCAAACGACAGAATTGCAGATGGAAATTGGCATCATATTGCAATAGTGAGAAACGGTACAACAATCAAAATGTTTATTGATGGCGCCGAGCAAGTTCAGGCAAATCGGGAAGCAACAGACACTCCTCATGCTGGTGGACACAAATTGGCTCAGACAACCGCGCACATAGATTCAACACATGCAAACAATCTAAAAAGGGGCATATACGGAGTTAGGATTCATCAAGGCAGTGGCGACTTAATGGGACGCGGAGAATTGCAGATTGGGGGCACCCGTACGCCGCGCGTTGTTGTGGGCGGAACTCATTATGAAAACACATTTGTTGGCCATTTGGATAATCTGCATATTGCAAACAGTGCCCTGTATGGAAGTGACGGTCCTACTGTTAGTGAGCGGGAGAATCTGAGAAATACTTTTACAACAAGGCTTCTCATGCCTTTTGATACTTCAATTGGGGA